AACACGTTGGCTAGTCGATTTCCCTAAGTCATAATCTCAGGATAGGAATATAGTATTCACATGACTGAAGAAATTAACATCGAGCCTACAGACGACATTGCAGTTGATGCGCCTGTTGAGGTAGTCGAGGAAGAAGTATTAGCTCCTGTTGTAGAGCCTGAACAAGTTATTGTTGAGGAGCCTACACCTGAGCCAACGCCTGAGCCTGTAGTTGTAGAACAACCTAAGGCATCACATCAGGTTAGCCACGCAGTAAGTGGAGATGACGTCGATGACGTTATACTCGCTAACTGTGTGTACAAAAATGTCTATGCACGCAAGTCATTGACAGTACATCATCTGCAACGTCGACTCATCGAACTTGGTTACAAGGACGCTGACGCTGACAAGGATGGTTGGCTAGGCGACGAGACTGTAGCTTCAATCAAGGACTTCCAGGCTGACAAAGGAATGGACGTCACAGGATCTGTTGACGCTGATACCTTTATGAAGATCTTTGAAGGAGATGTACACGTACGCGTAGTACTATAAATCTTTTTCACAAGGAAGGCCGATGCTCATACAGAGTGTCGGTCTTTCTTACTTTCTAAAGAAAAAAGAAAAAAATGTTGGAGACGTTTTGAAGAAGGTCTCAAAGTATACATAACCCTTTCTCACCTCCAAGCCATTTTAACCAAAAGGTACTGTTTCTGCTCCGTATGTACACGTTACTATAAGCGCAGTTTGTACACATTCGTCTCAAAAGATGATACATTATTCTCGTGGCGCATACACCCGATCTACCAAAGAGTGAGGCAATCTTCTTAGCCTCCCTCTCCAAGGAGCAACTATGGCGTCGTGTAAAAGATCTCAACGATGCAGGCTGGACCCTACAGTCCATAGCCGATGCGTTTGACCCTCCACGTCGTCGTTCAACAATCCGCAGTTGGGTTATCAAGGATACGCCTGAGTGTGATTTCGTCACCGCGACCCCTACGCCTCCGCAGCCCAAGGCAAAATCAAGACGTAAGCGTCCAAGGTCTCCAGGTATCCCGCACGACGAGCAGTTGCGCATCGCGCGCCTGTCACCTCTTGCTCGGCGCTTTCGCGCACGAACAAACCCTTCGTCTACTTCTTTCACCGCAAATCAGGAACTAACAAGTATCGCAGGACTTCTCTACAATAAAGGTGTTACCGTTTCAGAGTTAGCCCGTGCATCAGGAGTTACCTATCGCGCGATGAAACGCAGAGTAGATAAGGCGCTTACACAATGAAGATAATTCACGATTTCTTCCCCGCAACAATAGTTGCGATTGCGCCGGGAGTCCTAGAGGATTTTACGACCGCGTCTACACAGTATTCCCACATGCCTAGCGGCAACAAGTTTCTAGAGCGCGTCCGCGTTGTGATTCTTCAAAACGACCACGGCGAGCTAATCTTTATGGTGGCAGGAGATCATCACTCAGGACCGCGGCTAATTTTCCGCGAGAAAATTTCTAACCTTAACTGGTCAGGAGATAAAGAAAAAGATTCCCAGGCGCTTATGGAGTCAGGGAAGATTATGGCGTTTCGTAAGACCCAAGGTTGCTCAACCTGCGGCAGCAGACTGCGATCTTGGAGCCCGTATATAACAATGGACTCAGTAAAGGACCCTAGCGAATGAACATAGATACATATATGATCGAGCGTATGCCTGTTGCACATATCATTATCCTCTCCCTATTTGTCTACCGAGTAACACGGCTCATCGTCTTGGACGAGATCCTAGCTCCGGTCCGTGATTGGATCTGGGATAGAAAGCCTCCGCACTCTTCTCAGATAGGCTACTTCTTTACCTGCCCTTGGTGCGTCTCCTTATGGGTCGCGCTCCCGGTTGTGTTTTCATACGCTCTATTTCCAAGTATGACTATCCTAGTTGGGTGTATATTTACCCTGTCCGCTATAGCGGGACTTATAACTGCGCGCCTGGATCAATAATGACCAGATGCTCCGTTAACCAACGACGAGGAGTAACACGTGGGACTATTCTCCAAGGATAGTAAAAAGCCTAACCGGGCTACCACCGGCCCTCGTCGCATCACCGCACAGGCGCCTCGCAAGACTCAGCCAACATCCGTAGTCTACGAAGGTGTCACCTACGCACAGACAGTTCCTTACTCTGCTCCTCGCGCTCTTACAGCCGCGGCAGTTCAGTTGCAGATTAACGACAAGGGCGAGGTTGAAAGATTTAAGCAACGTCGCGCCGGCGGATCAAGCGACTGGCAATCTGAAGCTTGGGAATACTATGACGCCATCGGTGAGATTAAGTACGCCTTTAACCTCGTTGCATCTGTAGTTTCACGTATTCGTTTATACGCGGCTGTAGTTGATAACCCTGCGGAGAGTCCAGTTCCTGCACGTGACAGTAACGTTATTGACTCGCGTCTTGCAGCAGCCGCAGAGCGCGCTCTATCGCGTTTAGACTCCGCATACGGCGGACAAGCTGGTCTTCTAAAGGATGCAGCCCTTAATCTATCGGTTACAGGCGAGTGCTATCTCGTTCAATCGCCAGAGCGCAAAGGCTCAGGACTAAAAGAATCCTGGGATATTCGCTCGACAGACGAACTACAACTTGACTCTAAGAACGCGTATGTCATCGTTCCACGTCGCGACATTATCGGAACCTCGTCTGCTCGCTCAGGCGCAGGTGCAGCTAAACTTCCTAACACCGCGTTCGTTGGTCGCATCTGGAGAGCGCACCCACGCTACTCTGAAGAGGCTGACTCTAGTCTCCGCGGTCTACTTGATCTTTGCTCAGAGCTACTTTTGCTTAACCGTACGTTTCGCGCAACCGCGCGCTCGCGCTTAAACGCAGGAGCCCTTTACTTACCAGACGGTCTATCTGTTGCCGCGTCTCCAGATCCTGACTATCCATATGACGATGAGAACGATCTGAATCCTGGCATGACAGCCGAGGAAGCAGCCGATGAGTTTGAGGATCAACTCATGGATGCGATGACGACGCCTATCCGTGATGAAGACTCCGCTAGCGCCGTAGTACCTCTTATTATTCGTGGACCTGCAGAGCTTGGCGACAAAATTAAGCAGTTTAAGTTTGAACGCTCGTTTGACCCTGCACTTGCACAACGCGCAGATCGCGTCCTAGAGCGTATCCTCCAGGGACTTGACGTTCCTAAGGATATTGTCACAGGCCTTGCAAACGTTAAGTACTCTAATGCGCTACAAATTGACGAAGCCTTATACAAGTCACATATCGAGCCTCTTATGCTTCTTATCGCCGACGCTCTTACAGTTGCGTATTTACGCCCTGCGCTTATCGCAGGAGGCTTTGCGGAAGAAGACGTTCGACGTATTACCGTTTGGTTTGATCCTTCACAGGTCGCCACACGTAATGACAGAGCGGCCGACGCAGACTCGGGCTTTGACAAGATGGCGGTGTCCTATGAGACATGGCGTCGCGCTCACGGTTTTGCGGCTACCGACGCGCCGGATCCGAACGAGCTTGCTATCCGCCTTCTCGTAGAGAAGGGCTCGCTATCTCCAGAGCTTACCCAGGCAATGATTGGAGCTATTGCTCCCGAGGTTATGAAGTCTGTTCGTGATTCGCAACAGGTCGACTCCGTTGCTCCCGTTCCTCAGGAGATTCAACAGATCTTAGAAAATGCAACACCTGCAGCTCCTGCACCCGCAGAAGAAGAATTACCACCTGCACTACAAGAACCACAAGAAGGAGCACAGTAATGCACGAATACGAAGACAACGACAGATCAGAGCTTAGCAGCTCGATTGCTGTAGTTTTAGGCAGCGCGGTTACTATGTACTTTAAGGCGCATGGTCATCACTGGAATGTAAAAGGACGCGACTTCGCAGAGTTTCATGACTTCTTCCAGGAAATCTACGAGGACGTTTATGGCTCTGTAGATCCTCTAGCAGAGTTAATGCTTAAGATGAGAAGCAACGCTCCTTATAAGCTTCAAGACTTCATTGCGCTTAACCAGACACAAGATATGGAAGTCGGAAACGACCCTATGCTTATGCTGCAAGATCTTCACGCAGCCAATGATGCGCTTATTTACGTTATAGGGCAAGCTATAGAGGTTGCGACTAACTACAACGAGCAAGGTGTTCTTAACTTCCTTGCAGAGCGTGATGACATGCACAAGAAGTGGCGTTGGCAGATAAGTGCATATCTAACACCTAGTGATTCTGGTATGCCGGGAAAATCTAAAGCTGTTGAACTTTTAGACGCAGGAGACACTCCTGTTGTTGAACAGCTTATGGATGATGCAGACGGTTGCCCACTTTGTGGCCCTGTCGGT